GTCGATCCATTCAGCGGGCACATCCTCGTCCAGGGACAGGTTCGCCGTCGCCTTCCGACACGCAACGGCCTTGGCGGCGCAGATGGTACGGCGCATCTTGTCCAGATTTGCCGCCGTCGGCGCGATCCCGAAATTTTCGATATAAGTGCCGATCTGCTCGCCCGAGACGGGGCTCCCACCCTGAAGGTCGAAGACCGTGTCGGCGACGACCTTGGCGTCGGACAGGTTCCAACCGTTGGCGGTCAGGCGATCAAGGTCGTCGAGCGTCCATTTCGCGTCGAGTCCGCGCTTGGACAGGAAGGTCCAGGCCTCGGCATAGCGGGAGTTGAGGCTGGCATGATCGACGGCGGGAGTGCTGCTGGCGACCTGGTCCTCGAGAATGCGCTTCAACTGCCAGCGCAGTGCGTCGCTGAACACCTTCTTGAGTTGATCCGGGCTGACACCCGTCGATCGCTCGCCATACCCCATGCGCAATGTTTCCGCCGCCGAACCGAGGCGCAAGGCGATAACCCGCGCGTCCGTAAAGCTCATCGCACCGATGGGTAACGCCAGCGTTAACCGCACACCTGCGACCGTCATTTTCTTGCGCCACCAATAGCGACTGCCGCGCAGCGCCACGTTCGAAAAGCCCATTCCGCCACCCCAAGGGGTACAGCGAGGGGTACGGTCGGGGGTACAACCGTCCCTGATCGCCGTCGTTAAGACGCGAAATCAAAGACTTGCAAGCGGATGGTCGGGGAGACAGGATGGGAATAGAGGGTCGATCTAGACACAGGATTGACCACGAGTCGCGGTTTTCTGCGGGTTTCCGACTCCACTTGCTACAGCACCCGTGCTACAAGTTGCTACAGCACTTGCACGGGGAACCCGCCTTCCATGTCTCTCGCCACCTACCTTGTCCAGCGCGGCAAGCGCGGCACTTGGCAGCTTCGCGTGCCAATCCCGCGCGCCCTCCACGCCCCCGGCAAACCCAAAGAGCGCACAATGTCGATGGGCACGACCGATCGCCGCATCGCGTCCGATCGCGCCTTGGCGGTGCTGGACGAATGGAAGCGAGAGTGGGCGACTGTGCGGGGCGAGACATTCGTGACGATGCCCGTGGCAGCGCCAGCACGCCGGAAGCCAACACAAGCGGAGCTAGAGGCGCTGGCAGTCGAGTTCGGGCATGACGAAGCGCTGGCACAAAGCGACATGCGCCGACAGCAACCCGGCGGCTGGCGTCGCCACATGCACCGCACGGAAGCTGCGCTAGATGCCTTCACGCCGCTGGCAGCGACCGGGGATCATTCGCTAGTCGAGGGGATGGCCGGCGAGATCATCGACGGCATGGGGTTGGACCTTGAACCCGGCACCCCGGCTTACCGCCAGTTCCTCACCAACCTGAACGCTGCGCGCATGGCAGCGCTGAAAACCAGCCATGCCCGTGCCCGTGGCGACCTGGAGGCTTCTGCCGAAAGCCCGTTGGTCGCCCGTGTGCGCCAGCGTGAGCAAGACAAGGCCAAGCCCGGTGAAACGTTGCTGGACCTGTTCGACCGCTATGCCGAACAACGTCTCGCCGAAGGCCGCAAGCGCGACGACACGCTCAAGCAAGACCGCAAGGTAATCGAGCAGTTCGCCGCTTTTGTCGGGGCCGATCGCGCCGTCGCGTCCATCAAGCCGGAGCACGTCCGGGAATACCGCGACACCTTGCGTCAGCTACCACCCAAATGGCGTGACCGAGCCGATATGCGCGGCTTGTCGATGCGGGAGGCAGCCGCGAAGGCCCGCGATGCCGATATGCCACGCACGGCGCTCACAACGGTGAACAAGCACCTGTCCACCATCTCGCCGCTGTTCGCTTGGCTCATCAAGGAACGGTGGGACTTGTCGAACCCATGCGCCGGCCTGTTCCACGACAAGGTGCGTGGCAAAAACCCGCGCCCGCCGCTCGGCACCGATCGCCTGAACAAGGTTCTGGCATCGCCCCTGTTCACCGGGTTCGAGGCGGACGGCAAGGAGCACCGCCCCGGCGAGGTTCGTGCGAACGATTGGCGGTATTGGATTCCGCTGCTGTGCCTGTTCACCGGCATGCGCGTCGGCGAGGCGGCGCAGCTTCGCACCGAAGACGTGTCACAACACGACACCAGCGCGTGGATCATCGACATTCAGCACGCGCCGGAGAAGGGGCAGACGACGAAGGCGGGGCAATCGCGGGCATCGGTCGCGCATGCCAAGCTGGTGGAGCTTGGGTTCGTGGCCTTCGTGGAGGAACGCCGCACGGCTGGCGGTGATAGCCGTCTATTCCCGGAGCTGGTGGCGAACGATCGTGACCAGTTAGGCGCGGAGCCTTCGGCGTTTTGGCGCGACTATCTCACTCGCATCGGTGTGAAGGCGGGTGCCGATGGCTTGGGGGCGCATAGCTTTCGGCACGAGCTGGCAGACCGGCTTCGGGTAGAGGTCGGGCTGGTCGACGACCAGATCGCCGTGGCGCTGGGACATGACCAGAAAAGCACAACTGCCGGCTATGGCGCTGTGCGACAGGGCACGGTGCGGTTCCTCGCGCCGGTGATCGAGCAGGTGCGCTTTGATGGGGTGGAGTTTGGTGGATTGTCGCGGTCGGCATAGAAGCCCGTAGAGCGCCGATCAGCGCCACGGGCCACCCGTGTAGCCAAATGCCCCAAATCGCGCTGTATGGTGCCCCTGCGGGGCAAATGGAAGCATATTGGAAACAGGCGTGGCCATCCAGACACAGCCACGGTTCTGGACGCGGCTGAATCAACCAGTCCCGCAAAGCTGCCCGCCGGAGTGAGTTCGGGCAAACCGTGAACCCCCTAGCGCGCGCCCGCGTGTATATATAACCCCGCGTAGCGCGTGGGCGCGCATCCATAAGAATCAAATATCTAATAGATTCACGAATCAGAATCAGATTCGATTCAATGAATCAGGTATCCCTCACTTCGTTCGGGATACCGAGCGACGCTTCGCATCGCTTTTTTCATGTCAAAGAACCGTTTCGGGACTATTCAGAACCCGAGCAGAAACCGACCTCGGAGTTCAGCGAAGCCGCGGTGGTGAACAAACCTGTTTCCTTTTTGTCACAGCTCGGTTATACTCACCGAGTTCCCGGCGATCCCGAGAACCCCGCTAGAGGATCGGGTTACATCCACTGGCTTCCGGGGTGCTTCAATCCCACGGCGTTCGAGGCGAACACGTTAGCGCGCTCACGGTGAACACGGGACCGCGTGCGGTCCACGCCCGAACAAGGGCCGCTCAAGTCGAGCGTCGTTAGGCTGATCCCGCGAACCACGCGGCGTTCAAATCAGCTCCCGAGTTCGTCCGCTTGTCCACCCCGTCCGCCACATCCAGCCTCGCCGCGTCGATCGCCTCATGGCGTTCCGGCAGCGCGGGCTTTTTCAAGTTCCTTGCGGATGTGCAGCCCCGCGTCCGGTCGAGCACCGGCGGGTTTACCCCGTTCGTTCCCGGTCCCCGCGAAAGCGCGGAGATCGCCAAGGCGCTCGACGGCAAGGACGTGTCGGTCGCGGTAATGTGCTGGCCTCGTCGGCATGGCAAATCGGTGACCTCCGCGATGGTGTTCGTGTGGCGTTTCTTGACGCGCGCCACCGAGATGACCGCGGTTGTCGCGAACAGCGAAAAGCAGGTGGTCGACACGGCGTTCCGGTCGATCCGTGAGGCGTTCGAGCAGACCCCGTTCCTCAAGCGTTTGGTCGCGGCGGGCACAATCAACGTGCTCGGCGACCGCATCGAGTTCCCGACCGCCGGCTCCACCATTCAGGCGTTCAGTGCCAACCCTGCGGCGCTTTGGGGCAAGAAGCTGTCGTGCGCCCAGGTATCGGAGCTGCACGCCGCACCGCGCGGCGATGAGGTGTTCGCGGCGCTCGCCGGTTCGCTGCTGGACACCGCCGGTTCCCTCATGCTGATCGACAGCACCGTCTCTCCCAAGTCGAACAAGCTCTTTGAGCTGTATCAGGCCGCGAACCATCCGACCGACCCCGACACGTCGATCGCATTCAGCCATATCGCCTACGCCGACCTTGACGACGCATGCCGCAACGCGCCGCCTTGGATTAGCGAAAGCAAGCTCCGGTCGCTGTCGCGCCAGATGCTCCCGCATGAGTTCGCGCTGTATCACCTGAACCGCTGGGGCGATGCGACCAGCGCCTTGTTCCCCGTTGATGTGCTGGCAGCATGCACGCACGAATATCCACTGGACGTGAAGGCGCTCGCCGCCGGGTCCGCCTACATCGTCGGCGGTGGCTTGGACCGCGCGTTCGGAGGGTCGCGCCACGGCGACCGCACGGTGACCGCCTGTGTCGCCAAGATCGTGCTTGATGATGAGGAGCACCTGTTCGTGCTGGACGCCGACAGCGTGTTCCTTGGCCGTCTTGGCGGCATCAAGAGCCGGCTGGACGGTTATCATCGGGGTTAAGGCATGAGCCGCGCCACGTTGGAGTCCTATGGTGCGCAGGACGTGGCGGATTGGGCCGCGACACAGCCGTTCAGCTCCGGCGTTGAGGTGGTACATCCCTCGCGCAAGTCGAAGTATCAGGCCTTCATGGGGCTGTATCAGGCTGCCGCCGAACAGCGCCTCCACATTCATCCTGCCTTCAAAGACCTACTCGCCGAACTCGCCGTGTTCGAGGTGCATGCAGACGGCAAGGCGACCGATGGCGAAGCCGCCGTTCCCAAGTTCACGCACCCGCGCGGCGCACATGACGACTTTGTGCATGCGCTGGCATGGGCGGCTTACTCGCTTCGACACGTCTCCCTGAACCCGTATGAGCTTGAGGGCATCCATTGCCACGGGCGCGGTCCTGCAATCGCGGCGTGCGTCCTGAACGGCGGTGCTCATGTGCCGATGTGCGCGCGTGAGTGCCGGTCAATGCGCGAAGCCTCACGCCTGTTCGACGCCTACCGTGCTCGCAAGCCTGTCCAGCCGGTTGTCTTTGAAGTCTTCGCGACGACGAAGCTAAAAAATGTTGGCGCACATACGGTGCCACGATGAATAAATCTCGTGACTCACAAGCAGTATTAATCTATACTGCTACCACTTCCGTCTGTTTGGAGCTTTGCGCGTCAAATGTTGTTCGCAACTGACACTGTTCGGATAGCATCTGCGTCGCGTGATCGCAAGGACGATTGTGCGCGTCGTCTTCGCTATTATTGGGATGAGCAGTCGCAAGAGACGCTCAAGCTCATTGCTCGCCGTTGGTCGCGCCCTGAACATTTCCGGCTTTTCAGCATCAATGTCGTGCGCGCGATCACCAATCGCCGCGCCAACACTTACCGCATCCAGCCCCGGCGTGTGTTCACCGGCGTCGATCAAGCGACGATGGACGCGCTCTACCGTGCGATGAACGCCGACGCCGTGCTCAAAAAGGCTTCGCGCTATGTGAAGCTGTGCAAGACGGGGCTGCTGCAAGTCGGCTTCAACGACGCGACCGGCACGCCGACGCTCAACGTCATCACGCCGAACGTGCTGGACGTGCTCTATAGCGACCCGGAAAACCCGGAACGTGTTATCATCACGCACGGCGCGACCCGCGCCGAAGACGTAACCTATTCCGACTGGTCCGCCACCGGCTTCCGGCACCTGAACTATCGCGGCGTGCCCCGCCGGATCGACGGCAACCCCGGCAACGCCAATCCCTATGGCGTGCTGCCGTTCGTGCCGCTTTTCGACCGCCTGCCCGACGACCAGTTTTTCCTCCCCGGCGGTAACGACCTGATCGAGGCGCAAGACGCCGTGAACGTCGCACTGGCGAACCTGTGGCGCTCGGTGGAGACACAGGCGCACGGGCAAGCATGGGCGACCGGCATCAGCGCCAATGAGGTGCTGCAATTCGGACCAGACCGCGCAATCGCGCTGCCCCAAGGCGGGCAGTTCGGTTTTGCCAGCCCGAACTCTCCGATCGCGTCAATCCTGTCGGCGATTGAGTTCGTGTTGCGCCAGACTGCCGCCACGCACGGCGTCGGCAGCGACGTGTTCGACCTGTCCAAGGTGGCGGAATCTGGCAGCGCCAAGCACGCGGGGCGCATCGAGCTTCGTGAGGAACGGCTGGACGACATCGCGCAATGGCGGATCGCCGAAGCCCGCTTGTTCGCGGTGCTCAAGGCTGTCGTGAACACGCATCGCCCCGGCACCATTCCCGATGATGCCACGATCGCCGTGGACTTCGCGGAACTGCAAGACAGCCTCACCGAAGCCGAACAGCTCGCTAACACCCGCGACAAGATCGACCTGGGGCTTTGGTCGCCGGCTGACGCCCTCATGGCGCTGAACCCCGATGGCTTCCCCGATCGCGCTGCCGCGATGCGCGAACTTCAATCCCGCCGCGACGAGTCCGCCGCGCTCGCGCTGCCCCTGTAGGAACCGACATGGAAAACGAAACCCCGACTCCCGATCCCGCCGTCGCGGAGCTTGCTGCCCTCAAGGCACAGCTCGCCGACACCGCCACCACCGTTCTTGCCGGCGTGCCGGAGCACCTGCGCGGCCTGATCCCTGCCAGCCTGTCGCCCGCCGATCAGCTCGTATGGTTTCACACCGCCAAGGCAACGGGCGTGTTCGACGGCAAGCCGGCGGTGCCCGTTACCGACAGCGGCAAGCCCGCAATCACGCCGACCACCCCCGACCCTGCTTCGCTGCCCGTCTTCGCGCGGATGGCGGGTGGCTACCGCAAGTAACAGAACAAGAGAGGAATCCTGTAAGTGCTGACCATTTCGGAATGGGCGAAGCTGAACCCCGACCAGCTCACGTCCGGCATTGTCGAGATTTTCGCGACCGAGAACCCGGTGCTCGCCGCGCTGCCGTTCATCAATGTCGCCGGCAACGCCTATACCTACAATCGCGAACAGTCGCTCCCCGGCGTGGCGTTCCGTGGCTTCAATGAAGGCTATGTGGAGTCCACCGGCGTCGTGAACCCGCTGACGGAAACGCTGACCATCCTTGGCGGCGACAGCGACTTCGACGTTGCGCAGATCGCCATGCAGACCGGCGACAACGACACGCGCGCCATCCACGACGGCATGAAGGCCAAGGCCGCGACCCTGACATGGCTGCGCACTTTCTTCGACGGAGATACGTCCAAGAACCCCAAGGAGTTCGACGGCCTGAACCGCCGCCTCACCGGCGAGCAGGTGCTGACCGCCGGCACCAATGGCGGCCCGCTTGAGTTTACGATGTTGGATGAGCTGGTCGACGCCGTGCGCGGAACGCCGTCGATGCTCCTCATGAACAAGACCACCCGTCGTTTCGTCCGCGCGATGTGTCGCAATATGGGCGCGCTCACTATCACCACCGACCAGCTCGGCCGCGAACTAGAAGGCTATGCCGGCGTGCCGTTCGGGCTGGTCGAGGAAGACGAGACCGGCGCGGACATTCTCGGATTCGATGAGGTGCAGGGCACCGCGAATAACACAGCAAGCATCTACGCCGTCCGCTTCGGCGCTGACACGCTCCACGGCATCCAGACCAAGCCGATCGAGGCGCGCGACCTTGGCGAGGTGGATGACAAGCCTGCGCTCCGCACGCGCACCGAATGGTATTCGGGCTTCGTCATCAAGCATCCCAAGGCCGCCGCCCGCCTCAAGGGCATTAAGTTCCGGTAAGCTCACCCCGGCGGGCGATAGAAGCCTCCCCCACACACTCCCGGCGCTGGATAGGTTGCCCGCCGCGCGCCGGGAGGTGGGGATGGGGCCGGTGCGATACCGGCGCGGGATAAGTCGGCGAGTGCCCGCGCATACCAAAACCCCGACCGCCAGCGGCGTCCTCTCTCCTGAAATAGGACGCGCGGCTGGCACCCTCATTCCAAGGTGCCCGATGCTCGCCGACCTATTGCCCCTCATGACCGACACCGTGCGCCAGCTCCATGCAGGCAAGCGTGACCTGTTCGGCAAGGTTCAGGAAGGCGCCAGCACCGAACACCGCGCGCGCGTGACCTACAGCCCCGGCAAGGCGCTGGGACAGGCATCCCGCGAAGCCATGCCCGACGCCACCGCAACCGTGTGGCTGATCGACCACCCGCACCCCATCGCCATCGGCGACACTTTCGAGCTGCCCGACGCCGCTGCCCTCAAGGTGGCGCGGCTTGAGCGCCGCAAGCTGCCCGGTGGCGTGCTCCACAAGGTATATCTGACGTGACCGACCCTGTGTCCGCCTGGACGATCCGTGCCGGCGTGAACTCCTATGCCAGTCTCGCCGACGCGCAAGGCATCGCCGCGACCCGCCTGTTCGCTGCCGCGTGGAACGCCGCGACCGAACAAACGCAATCGCAAGCCCTCATCACCGCCACGGCGCTGCTGGACCGCATGCGGTGGCAGGGACGGCCCCTCGCACCCACACAGCCGCTGGCATGGCCCCGCGTGCCCGATCGCTGCCCGCACGGCTATCCGCTCGCCGCTGCCACGCCGCCCGCGATCGTGACGGCTTGCGTCGAGCTGGCAATCCACCTGCTGACACAGGGCGCGCTTTCCAGCGCCCCTATCATGCAGCGGATGCTTGGCGACAGCATGACGATGTATTTTCCGACGATCGCGGATGAGCTGCCAAAGCACGTCCGCCGACTGATTGAGCCGCACTTGCTCGCATCGTCCGCCAACGTCGCGGAGGTGGCGCTGTGATCGACCCTATTGACCAGCTCGCCGCACGGCAGGAAGCGGACCTGAAAGAGACGATCGACGCGGCGCTTGATGACGCAATCACACTGTTCGACGTGCTTGCTGTCGCCGCGCTCATGACGAACGCCGATGAGGAAGGCCCCGAAGCCCGCGACCACTACGCCGACCAGCTCGCCACGCTCGCTGGCACCGACGATCCCGAACAAGGGCAGCTCGCCGACGCGCTGGACGCCGCCAGCGGGCTAGCTGCCCTCGCATCGTTCTTCGCAGCTGTCGCGGCGCTTGCTGCCGCACAAGCCCACCACGTCGCGAACACGAACGCTGCCGATGCTGTGACCGCGCGCGACAATGCGATCCGCTCATTCCGCGCCGCCTATCTCCACGAAAGCGCCAACGCGCTCCGCGAGACCGCCGAACGCATGCTCACCGCACGCGGGAGCGCCGACAGTCGCGCCGCACAGATCCGGCGCGCTATCGGCTTGTCGGTTGCGCAAGCCCGCTCACTTCACGCGATCCGCGAAGCCCTGATCGCCCATGCCGCCGATCCCGCGCGCGGTGCGGATTCCATTCTTGTCGCCGCACGGGGCAGCATCACCGCCGCACAGCGCCAGATGCTCGCCAAGGCGACCCGCGCCGGCACCAGCCCGGAGCAAGCCGAAAAGCTACTGGATCGCCACGCAAAGGCACTCCGGCAAGCCCGCACCAAGGCTGTCGCCGGCAACGCCGCGCACCAGATCGCCGAAACCGCCAAGCTCACCGGTTGGCAGATCGCGCAACGCTTCGGCGCGCTACCCGCCGACCAACGCCGCTACTGGCGCACCGCCGGTGACGAACGGGTGCGCATCTCCCATGCACTGGTGCTGGGCATGAACCGCAACGGCGTTCCCCTCAATCAGCCGTTCGCAACTCCGCTGGGACCGTGCTTCACGCCACCGCTTGAAGCCGGGTGCCGGTGCAAGGCAACGCTGGGACGCGCGGCATGAACGCCAACGTCATCAGCCCCGAACAGCGCCTGTTCGTCGGCGTGATCGTCAACGCTGCAAAGGAAGCCGCTGGCAGCGTCGTGACACGCGATCGACCCGAGAAGGTGTCCGCCGCACGAGAGGATGCGCGCTCATGGTTCGCGGACGGCGGGGAGGACTTCGCCGCCGTCTGTGAGCTGGCCGGCTTGGAGCCAAACGAGGTGCAGTCGCGCGTGCTCGCTTATCTTCGGCGTGTTGAGCAAGACCCGAACGCCCGTGCGAAAGTGAAGCGGACCAACATGCCCCCGCGCCATCGCGACGTTTCGATCCCCGACGTTGCCCGCCATGCCGGTGTGTCGCCGACCACCGTATCGAATGTCATCCACGATCGCCCTAATGTCACACCGGCAACCCGCGCCCGCGTGCTCGCCGCGATCGAAGCCACAGGTTACCGCCACAATGTCCATTGA